ACTTCACCTTCAGTTAATTGATCTAATAAAGTTTTTTGTGTAATAGTTCCAGCAGTATAAAGAGAAAGCAAACTTTGAATCTCTTGAGGCTCAAGTCTTGATGCTAAGAAATCTCTATTAACAAAACTACTACCAGCTTCATTACTTCCTAAGTATTGAGCATGATAAGCAAGTGAGTTATCAATCATATCTTGTACCTGCTGTGCCACCACTTTCATTGTTGAGTCTCCTTGTGAGCGGTCTATTTTTTTTGCTTCTGCTGTCTCTGCGGATAGCTTTTGCCCTAGAACTGCTGCCAATCCGAGTTCATTTATTTGATCAGACAATTGCTCTAATCTTTGGAATTGTGCGTTATAACTTGTACCTTTACTTTCAATATATTCTGCCCGACCTTCAGCAGGAAAAGCTATTGCTTCTCCCGGACCTGCACTAACTTCTTCGGCTGATTGAGGAAAACCAAAAAAAGCTAACATTGGCACAGCGCTTATGTGTAGCTGATTATCCAAGTCTGATTGCACTTGATAAGCTTTTAAATTTAATTCTGCTATATCTTCCATAGGAGGTCGAGACTCCATTAAATTAATTCGATTGGAATAAGCAACAGAAAAAGGAATTTCAGGCAAACTCATTACACCTTCATCAAATATTTTATAGTCGCCAGTTTCAGAATCCTTCCTATGTATTTCAAATTTTCCCGGCTTTAGCACACGAACTTGTTCTACTTCTTTTTCACCATATAAACCATCTGGTTCAAATACATGTTCAAGTAATCTCAGTTGACTAAATTTTTGCTGACCCTCTTTTAATTCAGTTCTCCATCCTAATATTTCCCTTGGCGAATAAGTCACCCAATATGGTCTTCCATTTTGTCCTGCAGCAGGAGCATCAACTAAAACACCACAATGACCATATCTAATTACTTTTCTAGCAGTCTCATAAGTCCAAACATTAAGATCATTTCCCTGTAAGTCAACATCAAACAACTGTTCTCTAATTACATCAGCAACATCAGTTAAACGAACAGGTTTTCTTGTCAACATTCCAGCCAGCATTCTTTCAAGACGTTGGTAATAAGGAGGACAAACAGAACGAGCTAGTCTGTTGTCATAGCTTTCATCCAATTCTCTAGGTTCTTGCGGTAAATATCTTCTATGTTTTTTACGCATCTCATAAGATCCACCCATTAAATCTTCTATAAGAATCCAGTGAGCCTCTTGTGCTTGCCAAGCTGCGTTAGGGTCATTTACAAAAGTTTCTGTTCCTGCTTTCTCACGACTGTGGTAGTTGTAACCGCTATACACAATGAAACCTCAACACTATGTGAACAGTTTAGTCTTAATACAGCCTAATACCTGTACTTTTTCCTGCTCTTAAATGAAGTGGATTAAATAAACGCCAAGTTATATATCCTAAAGCATCATTCATGTGGTCATAACCAGCATCTTTATCTGGTTCGCCTTTTTCCGTATAACTTTGTAGCTCTAAACATTCAATCAACTTTTTAGCATTCTTATTTATTTTTAATCTAGTTTTACCTTTGCCATCCTCTAACAATCTTTGGACTGAATTAACTCTATCTCTAACAGGTGGGTTTGCTGCTGGTGATTGATTCGAGAATCCGTATGTTTCCAATATTTGGATGTCGGTTTTAGAAGCGTTTGTACTTCTGTTTCCTCCTGAAGCGTCTGGATAAGCATAAATTTTATTTGTAGGATACCGTCGCTTGATTTCTTGAGCCATTGAGTCTGTGTCATGGGAACCACTTACCTCATCAATAACGAAAAAGTTATCTCCTGAAGCAACTCCTATAACTGCTGACATATTGCCCACGTTGAAGTCAATTCCAACTCTTAGTGGTTCTTCTTGGAGATCAATGGACATTGGTTGCTGTTCTGGGACAACATGAAGATCTCTAGAAAATCTATCGTAAACCTGACCTGTAGTGATATTGCAGAACTCACCATTTAAATAAGCTTGCAGTAATCCAGAATCATAGTTTTCTTCAAGTCGGGTAATGAAATCAGGTGGCAAATGCGGGTTGTCATAAGAACGCATCTTTATAAGCTTTCTGTCCTTTCTTTGTTTTGCTTCATCAGTACCAAATGTGTTCCACATCCACCTAAAACCTTCAGGAGTAGAAGCAACACCGAACTGTCTTTGATTTCCAGACCTTAAACGAGCAAGGATTCTAGGGAAAGCCCTGTCTGCTATTGATGGTGAGACTGTGTCGATCTCATCAGCCAATACCCAAGCAAGGTTTAAACCAATAATTCGTTGCCAGTTTTCAAATGATCTACAAAGTATTCTTGTGTCACCTATCGGAAGATGAAGAATATATTCAGGGAGAGGAGATTGCCTTGAAGTGTATGGAATATCATATTCCTCTAAAAACATTTCAAAATCAGTCTGCCAAATATCCCGAATTAATGGACCTGTCGGTTCCATTACACATCCAGTAAAGCCTTGATTAGCAATAGCAAGTTGAACAGCTTTAGCACAAAGCGATCTTGTTTTACCAGCACCATATCCAGCAGATAATCCAATGATCTGGGTAGTTGTATCTGTCACAAAAGACAGTTGACCCGGATGTAAGTCGTCTTGAATTTTCTGATAAATATGATCAGCGTCTAACGAGTCACCAGAAGAAAGATTTTGAAGGATTGTGCCTTCCTTCGTATCCAATATACTCATTGATCAAATATTCCAGCAATTTTTGCCATTGAATTTATGGCACCTAAGGCTACATGAGGCTGATTATTTCGCCTTGCATCTTGAGCTAAGGTCGCTAATTGTGATAAAACATCGGCTGTAAATTGTCTACGGTCTATATCCCAATCAACTGCTATAACTTGATTTGCTTGAGCTATGTACTCATCAACTTGTCTAGGTTTGACCCCCCACTCTCTTACACCATAAGCAACAATTTCAGAGCGACTGGCATTTCTGGCTTTCAGTGCCGCAATTTTACGGACACGCCATTCAACCTCTTTTTTTGTAGAGCGTTTAGCAGGCATTAGGAACAGTCCTTAAGTTGAATATTAAAACGCTTGGGAATGTAGTTAGGATCTTTTTTTAAAGGAATATCTTTAAACATAGTCCAATTTTTTTTAATGTGAAAATGAGGTCGGCCGTATTTGTTTACTAATTCAACAATACCGGGCCATTTTGTTTGAAGTGTTCTTGAACCATAAGCACGAGAATCTAAGTTTTGGTAAACAGTAGAGTTACCCCCTTTAGTACTCATAGTGACCATCTTTTCCTGAGTTATAAAAGTTGTACCTATGGTGCAAAGTTTATGAGAAAGAGCTTGTAAGCATAAATCAACATCTTCATTCCATGGGCCACGCCAAGTAAACGGCAAGTCGTTAGATAAATTCATGCAAGAGTAAACATGAATATTCTTTCTAAAAGGAACAGGGGTGATACGTCCATTGCATTGCCAAGAATAATAAGGTCCATAAATTCCAACATTTGTCCATTGGTCGCAAAATTCCTCACACATTCTTATACCAAGTCCCGGATCTATTTTTCTTCTTATTTTTCCATTGAAATGACCAAAGTATCTAATATTGTCATCCATTTGCCAGTGTCTTTTATGTCCTTGAGCTTTTGAGTGTTCATGTATAAAAACACGAGGAGGAAAAGAAGTACCGTTATTTAAAAACGGTAGCTTAAGCATATATTTTTCAAAACCAGCTTTACGGTAAAGATCCCACTGTGATTCATCTACAACAAGATTAAACGGAATACCCCTTTCTTTAAAATGAAACGGAAGAAGCATAGATTCTGATCTTCCATGTGATGGGATATAAATCGGGTACTTAGGTAAAACTTTATCCACAGTTATGAAGGCAGTTCTTACATGCTGGGATTTCATCCCATCTATCTTCAGCATGAGCTGCTCGCAGCTTTTGCATAGCAGGAGCCGACCATGCCTCTTTTAGAGACATAGTTGAAACGTTTCCAATTACTAATTGTTTGCCGTATAACTTACAGCAAGGAAGAATATCTCCTTCGCTATCTACTACTAGCTGTTTATTGGGAAAACTGCAAGGGGAAGGTCTTTCATTACTTACAAGAGTTAACCCAGTATCTTTACCCGGAACTTCATTCATTGTCTGAAAAGTTATTACGTCCACTATGTCTTTCCACTGCTTTTCAAATAATTCAGTTTCATGGATATTAATTTTATTTTTTAAAAAACTAACTCTCACTTTTGGAAAGGTGAGCCCTAGTTGGTTTCGTTCAAGAACTAAAGACTTAACATTCTCAACCACTTTTTTATATAGTCCATTGCGTCTTTGTTTTGAATAAGTTTCTTCTGTCGCCGCATCAATGCTACAAAAGATTTTAGTAACACCAGAATGAAGTAATTTTGTTCTTCTATCTTTAGTTAAAAGTGATCCGTTAGTAACAAAGTAAACATTGAGAATACCTTTGCTTTTGGCGTACTCAATTGCTTCTTCTAAGTCTTTTCTTAACAGTGGCTCATTTATGTAATTTAATTTTATTGAGCGAGTACCTAAAGAAGAAGCTTCATCAATTAAAGATTTGTACTTTGATAATTCCAAACTTTCCCGCATCCTGCCTCCTCCACTGCCATGAATGCAAAATGGACAGGCCATATTGCAAGAACCATTAAGTTCAAAATCAATCTGAACAGGAGCGTCAGGTATTTTTTGAAATGATTCAGCATCTTTTTGATCATTTATGTAGTCATCCCAAGCAATTGGGTCTGATTCAGGCGGCTTCTCGTAAAGAGCCTGAACATTTTTTATGTCAAAAAAGGAATCACTCACTTTCTTCTAGTTGGTATTCGAGGTGTGCGTGTTTTTGTTTTTCTTTGAAAGGCCACCAAAGAAATTTTGTTTTTTCAGTAATTTGGGCTCCTATAGTTTTAGCAAAATCTTGCCTATCATTTTCAGTTTCAAAATTCATTACAAGTTTAATAGCAGGTTTTAAAGGATCAAAGTCCATGTAATCCCCCCATCCTTCCTCATCTTTAACCGCTTTTAATTCATCTTTAGATCTAGAAACTAACAATAAATTCTCTAATTTTTGCTTGTCATAACCAGTTCCTAATAAATCATCATCTACTAAAAGTTCTTTTAAAATTTCACTCATTTCTCGCATATTGCTTTCAGCTAAATGTGAGACTTCATTGTCTGCTGTAAGAAGTTTTAACGCTTTCGGATTATTTGGTGAGAGGTTGGTTCTTAATATTGGAACAGAAGTTAAACCTAAAGCAACAGCAGCCTCAACTACACCATGACCAGCAAGAATTGTATAATCATCCGCTACTAAGATATTTCTATAAATACCATTTTCTTCAATTGATTTTTTTAAGTGCTCTAACTGTTCTGGAGGGTGTGACTTGTAGTTTCTTGGATGTGGTTTTATTTTATCAATAGAAATCTGTTGTGCTTTTGTTTCCAAAAATGTAGTTTGATCGAGTAAAGAATTAAGTTCAGAACCAGCGTCAAAGCCTTGAAGTTCGCTTAATTCATGTAACAAATTATCTTGATCCCATTCTGATTGTTCTGATATTTTATTGTCAGCAATTATATATGCTTTTTTTTCTTGACTTGAAAGATTACTAACAATTCTAATAGGAACTTGTGCAAGTCCTAGTATTTTTGCAGCTTCAAAACGTCCATGTCCTGCAAGTATTGTAAAGTTTTCGGTACAAACAATAGGCTGTGTAAACCCAAATTTTTCAATTGAAGCGGCAAGCGATTTAACTTGATGTTCAGGGTGTTTACGAGAATTGTATTTATAAGGTTTTAAAGAAGAAATAAGAGCATCTGTCGATTGAACCGTAGACATAAAAAGTAAACAACTAAAAAAAGCTTACTGAAAATGGTTGCAAAATGCTATTAATTGTAATATAATTAATTTGATTTTATTTAAAAATGCAAGACCCAAGACTAACTTACAAACATTTAACGGTTTTAGAATCTAAAAGATTTACTAAATGGATAGATAAAAACGAAATACCAGAAAACAGTGCTTGGATTAAATGGGAAGAAATTTTATCACCTTCAAATGATTACGATATTGCCAGAAGAAAATCTATAAATGAGGCAAGAATTGCATCAGCGCAAAGATACGCCAAAGAATCTAGAAATGGTAAAAGCGGTAGAGCAAAATATGGAAGCAAAAAAAGAGATGTAGTTCAGGTAAGTAGAAAACAACTACAAGAACAAGAACGCAATCAAAACAAATGATGGATTATACAAAAAACAGGCTGACAGAGCTTGTTTCCTTATCTAGAGAAACAGGACATCTTGACCAACAATACAAACTTTGGAACGAAGAAATTGAAGAATTAAGAGAAGATAATAATGCTTTAAGAAGATTGCATTTAAAGCAAGATATAGGTCGATTTATAACTGAATTAAATACTTTTTCCGATGACCAACAAATTTTAGCTATAACTATTAATTGTTTATTATCAGCTTTAAATGATGAGGACAAAGAATCTATTATTAAGAAATGGCAAGCAAGAATAAAAGGGAAGCAAAAGCATAGAAAAGCTCTTATTAATTGTGAATTGAAAAAACAAGCTTTAGCTAGTGCTGGAATAGAATATACAGACGAATACGGCTCAGCAGAAAAGGGATGGGTTTGGGATGATGAAAATTATAAATTAATTTTTTGGCATAAATTTTTATATGAGCCAGAAGCAACTCAAAAAGAATGGATAGAACTTAGTAAAACTGCTAAAAGAATTTGTAAAAGAATTAAAAATTTAAAATCACAAAAAGTCGCAGCAGATAAAAGAAAAGTAAGAGAATTAAAAAAAGAGGACAAAATAAAAATAATTAAAGAAGCAGGTTTTGAAGATGGAATGATACCAATGGATTCTGATTTTATTTTTGACCATACAACTAGAAAAGTTGTGAACTGGAGGACAGCCACAGAACTTACAGGATGTATTAGTGGACGAATTAAATTAGAAGAGCGAAAAGAAGGAGAACTAAGAAGAAGAAAAAGAAGAACAAGATTATGGGAAGCTTATGGTCAAATAGATCAAGATAAGAAAAAACAAGCAATAATAAATGCTGGCTTTGCTGATGGTGTTTTACCTATAAGTAATAATTTCTTTTACTGTCCAGCAGAAGAAAAAATTATGAGTCTTGATAAATCTGGAAAATTAGTTGAATTTAAAAAAACTGATGGTTTACAAGTTTAATTAATTGTATTATAATTAATAAGTAAACAACTTTACACGAATGACACAACTTACAAAAGCTGACCACAAATTATTCAGAGGTACAGCAGCCGAAGTTAATTCAGGAATGAGCAACAAAGAAATTCTTACATCAATTGGATGTGACTTTGATGTGAACAGAATTCCACATACACATGGAGGTCGTGAATTTCCTGAGGTTCAACTTTGGCACAGGTCTGACAATCAAAATCTTTTAGGAGTTTTTGGTTCAAGAAGACAATGTATTCAACCTGAAACTTTCATTCAATACTTCAGAGATTTCTGTGACGTAAGTCAAAAAGAAATCAATCTTGATCTTGTTGGTTCTCTTGACGGTGGAAAAACTTTCTACATGGCATCAAAACTAACAAACAACGAGAATGCTGAACTTGAAGAGGTCGGTGACAAAACTGATAGTTGGTTAGTCGTAACTGATTACTACGGAGAATCAAGAGCTCCAAAAGTAATGGTTCTTTTTAATGAACTTGTTTGTACCAACGGAATGACAAAACAAATCAGTCAACGCTTTAGAGCTTTTTCACATTTAAAAGAAATGAAGTTTGATGATGTTGCTCCAGTTCTTGATGCCGCTTTAACTCAATCAAGAGTTTATTCAGACATCAAAGATAAGTTGATTCATACACCAATCTCAATGGAAACAGCAAAGCAAGCACTTTGTAATTTCTTTGATGATCCACAAGGTGAAACAAACAAAGTAAAACAACTCGAAGACATCTATCAAAACAAATTGATTGGTGGCGAATTGGATACCAGAAATGGAACTGCTTGGGGTTTGATGTCTGCGGCAACACAACACAGCAGTCACAGCAGGACTGGCAATGCCGAAAGAACCTTAAGATCACAACTTGACGGAAGTCGTGGTTATTTTAATACCAGATTTATGAGTTTCCTTGAAACACAATTTTTGGTAACTGCTTAATGAACATCAAAACAATTCCAAACCTGACGGCTCTTTCGAGTCGATCAGGTCTTGGTTATTTTTGCTATTTATTAGATCAAGCAGGTATTTCTGACTCTAAAAAAATAGGAAATATAGCCAATCACACTATGGCTTTACTTAAATCAGAAGGAAAACAAGGAATAAAAGCTCATCAAGATCTTATAAATCTAGAAGATAGATGGTATGAGTCTTTAAGAGTAAAAAAAGATCCTGATTTTTCTGTTTACAACGAGAAAATTTATCTGTCAGAAGTTTGGTGTTGCTGGGATTTTTACGCTAAAAAATATATTAAAGATATTTTGACTCCAAAACTTGTACCACCTTTAGGAATCAAACCTTATATGCAGAACGAGCATGAAAGTAATGGAATGATTATTGATTTAGGCAACGGAATTGGTTTTTCTTCTGCTAGTTTTAAACAAAAATTTCCAAAACATATAGTTATTGGAACAAATGTAGAAGATTCTTATCAATGGAAACTAAATACAATTATTAGTAAAAATTATAATTATGAATTATGGAATCCAGAAACTTTTGATAATTTTTCTTGGACTTTAGAGAAAGTTCAGTTAGTTTTTGCAAGTGAATACTTTGAACATTTTGAAAAACCAGTTGAGCATTTAATATATATATTGAAAAAAACAAATACTAAAGTGTTAGTTGCCGCAAATGCTTTTGGAGCAGATAGTTGTGGTCACTTTGACTATTACATACATGAAGATAAAAAATATGAACCAAGCGCTATTAGTAGATTATTTGGAAAAGTTTTAAAAGAATATGGTTATTCAAAATTAAAAACTAAATGTTGGAACGCAAGACCTTCAATTTGGATTAACAATGGTTGACCTTTACTTTTATTGTATTATGATTAAATACGCTAATTTTTACAATGGCTAGACGACCAAAAGGTTCAATACTTAGAACTGAAGTTCTTCAATCAAAAGTAACACCACAAGTTGCTGATGCACTTGAACAAGCTGCAAAAGATGAATCAACTTCTATCAGCACCAAGATTCAAAATGTTTTAGAAAAAGCATTAACTGATCAAGGTTATATCTGTGGCGATGATTGATTATGAAAAAGAAAAACGAGCTTATGACATGCTGAAATTTGTTGCCTATTCTTTTCCAGCAGAGTTTGACTGGGAACTAGCCGCTCTTGGTGTTTATTCAAAAGCACAAAAAGAACGAAGTGATAAAGCAATTGAGGAGTTTGAAAAAGAACATCCTTACGAATCAAGTCCACAACTAAAAGCCTTTAGAGAACTAGAACGTCTTGGGGTTTACACACAAAATGATTTTTTTTCACCCATAAAAGCAACTAATGAGTTTTACACAAAACGACTCGATAAGTATGAGCGAAACAGAGGACGAAATTCTCAAGGAAGATCTGTCCCGACTGTCACAAATCGACGGTTACGCCCGCAGAGTCGTATCGGTCGAACCAGACCAAAACCGACAGATTGAACTATTAAAAGAATTTGCTCAAAGAGATTTATCTTTTTCAATTGGTAATTCTTTTGCTTTTAAAATTCTTGCTAGAGCTGATGGCAGACAAGTTGGTATTCCTGATCCTATTAGCAGTGATATAGAAATTGATGTCACAGAAGATTCTATGGTTTGGGGAGATGTCCTCATGTATCAATCTTGGAATCTAATCTCAGCATTACCTAAAGTAGGTAAATCGGCCTTGGTGATGGGGATCGCAGGTGCCGTATTTAAAGGGGAGTCAAGTTTTCTTGGCCTCCCAATAAGTAATAAATTCGACCACTTAATAATTGTTGGGAATGATCAAAACTACAAACAATGGGGCAAACTTTTTTTAAGAGAAGGTCTTTGCACAAGAAATGAAAATAACAAAATTAGACTTGATCCAAGAATTGCTTTATGGGCACAAGGAACTGGTATTCAATTAAACGAAGAAGGTATAGAACGAATCGTTAAAGAATGCGAGAAACGACCGAACGCTTTAATTCTTGTCGATACATTGAGATCAGTTACGGCTCAAATGGGTCTAGATGAAAACAAGACTGAGATTCAAGCACCAATAAGACGAATACAAGATGCAACCGCCGAACATGGCGTGACTGGGATTTTTCTGCATCACACAACCAAATCAGTTGGCGGTGGTAATGCTGTTATTGCTTCAAGTGGTAGTGCTGCTATTCCTGCCGCTTTTGACCAAACAATTTTAATGAATTGGTTAAAGCCATCGTTAGATCAAAGCGCACAGTCCGATAAACGAATTTCGATAAGTTGTATGGGACGAGGTATTGGGGCAATGCTAGTCGCCGAGATTTCCGATGGTCTGTGGGTTTCCCACGGTGATGGTGAAGCTGCAGTACAAGCTGAAAAAATTTCTGAACTTGAAGATAATTTGGTTGGACGCCAAGGTGATGCTTACGACCATGTATGTCAACTTTGGGAAAACCAAGTTCATACAAGCACAACAGAACTTTCATCAATGCTGAACGTGACAACAAGCAAAGCATTAAGAACGCTTAGAGCACTTGAGAGAAAAGGATTAGTTAAACAAGAAGGTGTGCTTGAAACAAATGAGAAAGGTAGACCTGTTGCTTTATTCAAACCATCACGTGGGGATACAAATAATGGGTATTTAAATGATTTAAATGATTTTAATGGCAATAAAATCATTAAAGACATTAAAACCCCCAGTTTATGTACCCCCGCGAAGGTCAGTATTCCATCTTTGACAAAAGTAGAGAGAACAATGACTGATGGATCATGGCAAAGAGGTTGGTTCGTGCGGGACGGTTGCGACCCACACGCCATAACTATTGAAAGACTCGGCAACCCAAATTTAAAAATAAAAAATATGAGATGGGACATTGATGTAAGAGAAGTACAAATGGAAGAAATTTAATGGCAAATGTAAGTTGGGGTCCTTTAAAGCAATTAATAGCTAATGGTGAAATTCGTTATCCAATGACGTGTCACTACTGTATAAAAGCAATGTATTTAACAGTAGAAGATGCCGAAAAAGTAGCTAAACTAATGAACAAGAAAGGAACCAAAAACGCTCAAGTTTACAAATGTAAAAAGCATCCAAAACATGGATGGCATCTTACGTCTGGATACTAATTAATTAAAGCAATGGTTTACAAATGCTTATAATTGTATTATGATTAATTTAACTTAAATAAAAAAATGACTTGCATTATTGATTCTCCTTTTTACTGGTTGGTTGAAACTAAACAATGGGAAGAATGGACTTATAGCAAATCAGAATTAATAAAAGAAGTAAAACTTGCTCACAAAAATAAATTAAAGGTAAGGGTTAGAAGATTTAATGATTTTAACGATTAAAGGAAAATATTATGCTTGATCCTTTACCTATTCTTTTTGAAGAAGAATCTCATCGTTATCTTTGGGAACCAACTGAAACTTGGATGACAGAATCAGTTACTGGTGTAACTGGATTTGATATGCCAGAAAAAAAACGATTAGCAATAGAAGCGCATAAACATAAGTGGGCACCTCGTGGTCAAGCTGTTCATCTTGCTTTAGAAAATTTTTTAAAAAAGTCGGTAGATGATTTTATGCCAACAGGTTCTGAATATGCTTCATGGATTTATCCATTATTAAGCCATCCATTTTTTACCCAACATTTTGAACCTATTGCAGTTGAATATCGTGTCTGTGATTTAAAGAACACTATCGGTGGCACTCTTGACGCTCTAGGCGTTGATAAAAGAACTGGCAATAAAGTGTTAATAGATTTAAAAACACAAAGCTCAGCAAGAGCTAACACCTACAGCACCGATCAGCAATTAGGTGCTTACCTTTCAATGTTGGTTGATCATCATGGTTTAAAGATTGACGAATGTAGAACTGTTTGGAGTAGACCTGAAAAAACTTTTGTGGGAGATATACAAGATCCTGATCAGTGCTTAGAAGCTTGGGTTGATAAGTTGGATCTTTTTAAAATGACTAAAGAAGCTTTTTAAAGCCAGTGGTTTACAAGTACATTTAATTGTATTATAATTAATATGTCCAAAACAAATTGACTTCATGCCCAACACACAAACCAAAAACGATAAAATTCGTGCTTGGATCGAAAGCTGTCCTTCTTACTGTGAGATTGGCTCGGCATTTTTACGTGAAATTCAAGACGTCCTTGACGGCGAAGCTACAGGAAAAATTTACACACAAAAATTTTTTAATGTAACTGTAGAGATTGAATAATGACTGAAGAAGATTACCAAATCAAACGTGCAGCACTCGACCAAGAGTTTATGGAACAAAAATGCACCGACGAATATTACTTAAGAGAATCTGCAAGCTTAGATGCTAAAAGATTTGAATCAATGCGTAGAAAAAGAAAGCTCTTAAAATAAAAAAGCCAAGGTCTGCTTGGTGATTGCAAAGCCCATTAGGCGAGGAGTTGTTCACCTCGCTTTTTTTTGCAAATTGGTTTACAACTAACACTAATTGTATTATAATTAATTTATCCAAAACAATTGCCATGACTCAATCTACAACACGATCTGATCTTGCT